CTGGAAAGAAAACAGCAACAGGAGCTATTTCCACGGATGCAGAAGTACTGGAACAACTATCAGAAGAACACCCACTTCCAGCCGCTATTCTCAAGGTACGACAGCTGGGAAAGATAAAGAATACTTATATTAGTAAGATTTTGCCAGAACTTGATCGTGACGGAAGGATTCGTACGAACTTCAACTTAATCTTTACCACTAGTGGCAGACTATCAAGCTCAGGCAAGTTCAACGCACAACAGATCCCTCGTGATGATCCAATTATTAAGGCTTGTATCGTTGCTCCGCCGGGGTATAAGATTGTCTCACAGGATTTGGCTACTGCCGAGATGTACTTCGCTGCTGTACTTAGCGGAGATAAGAACCTACAAAAGGTGTTCATAAACAAAGGAGACTTTCACTCAACTATTGCTAAAATGGTTTTTGATTTAGTCTGTGATGTAGCCGATGTAAAGAAGTTGTTTGGTGCTTCAAGGCAATCAGCCAAGGCAATTTCATTTGGAATTCTTTACGGAAGCGGACCACAAAAAGTGTCTGATACAGTATCGAAAGATACAGGCGAATACTATGGTATAGATAGGGCTAAAGAGGATATTAAAGCATATTTTACTAAGTTTTCAAAACTTAAGGTATGGCTGAAAGCACGTGAAGAGTTTATTAGAGTTAATGGATTTACGTATAGTTTTTTTGGCCGTAAACGTAGGCTGGTCAATGTTTTTAGCTCTGATAAGGGTATCGCAGCGCATGAGGTGCGCTCAGGAATTAATGCAGAAGTACAGTCTATTGCTAGCGATGTAAACTTGCTGGGGGCTATTGATACTGCTAATGAAGTTAAGCGTAAAGGACTAGATGCACATATATTTGCATTAGTACATGACTCTATTGTAGCGGTTGTAAAAGATGAATGTGTAGAGGAGTATTGTGAAATTCTAAAACGTAATACACAGAAAGATAGAGGCTGTAGTATCCCAGGTACTCCAGTAGGTGTGGATCAAGAAATTGGACAGGATTACAGTTTTGGTAAGTTTGAGAAGTATTATACCTTTGAAGAAGGTATTTTAACTAAAAATGACTCCCACTGACCTACAGTCTTTATCTTATCCTATATTTAAGTTACCTAGCCATCCTAATGTAGAAGAAGGAGTACTATTTTATTACTCAGAAACTGAAAAAGACAACATAACCTACAGTAACTTACAAATAATAGATGATATAAATGTAGAAGGCGATACGCTAGCTAAAAGGAGAATGCGTTTATTAGCGGATAAAGTTACTTTATTCAATCTAAAGTATGCAATCTTCTTTTTAGCGGATCTTATAAAACTAGCTACTCCTACTACCTATTTCATTGATTCAAATGGAAAGTTATTTAACTACAAAAAAACAACTAGCGTTAAGTTAAAGTTCTATAAAATAAATAAAGTTATTCCCATACCAACAGGTGGGGCAATAATTGAGGTCTACGGTATACCTGCTAGGTTCAAGGTACTAAACACCCCGACGGGAGACATAAAATGTGCCGGAATACTTCATCTAGGAATGTCAAATCTATTATATGGAGTATATTCGGAAATACCTGAAGATACTAGGAGAATGGTTTGATTAAATCGAAATTGATTGATATTGAGTATAGCGTAAACCGTATTAAAATGGATGATGAATGGTACCTTAGAGTAGGCCCCGCCTGCTGGTACCAAGAGATTGATGGATCTTTTGTCCCTGTTTTATACGTTAATGTAGTTGAGCTAGAGAGTCAGTATCATACAAGAAAGAATCAAAATGAGTCTAATTGAAAAAGTTTTAAAAGAATATATACTACTTAAACGAAGAGAAATAGAAGACATAGATACTAAAATTAAAGAACAACAAGTTGCTAGAGCTATTGTTCTTAACGATATTATAAAAGCTAAAGCAGAAATAGAGGCTATGTGTACTCACCAAGACACTGTAGAGATCCCTGGTACTTATATGAGTGGTGGTTACGATCATGTATCGGAACAACCGTATACTATTCAATGTAAAAACTGTGGCAAAGTAGTAGCTTCAAAACTAATTAGAGGAACCTATGCCTAAGGCTATTCTTAGTAATAGAATATATTTAGACACTACTCCACAAATACTAGAAACTCTAAAAGCTAAGCTAACATATAAGATTAAGAAGCCACCACGTCCAGGTCTTACACATTTCTCACAGTTTGACATTATTAAGAACTATAAGTTACTGCCAAAAGGAGTTATTGCAATTCCTATTGGTAGGCTAGATTTAATACCTGAAGACTATGAAATTCTAGATAAAAGAGTAAAGGAAGACTACCCATTCCCTACTCCTTTACTGCCTTTACGGGATAGTCAGATTGACATATATAAAGCTGTAGAAGATAATTGCTTTATTAATGCTAAAGTGGGTTTCGGTAAAACATTTCTAGCATTGCATATTGCTGGCAAGCTAGGTCAAAAGACCTTAGTGGTCTGCCATAATACTATGCTACGTGATCAGTGGGTAGAAGAGGTACAGAAGTTATATGGAATGGATTGCGGCATTATTGGTAGTGGTAAGTTCGATACTGACCATGTTATTGTTATCGGAAATATCCAATCACTGGTCAAAGAGCTACCTAATATTAGCAAAGAGTTTGGCTGTGTTATTGTGGATGAGTGTCATCATGTCACCGCTACTACCTTTACTACCTTTCTAGATGGAATGTACTCACGCTATAAGATTGGCTTATCTGGTACAATGAATCGTAAAGATGGCAGGCATATTTTATTTAAAGATTTCTTTGGATTAGACTTACATCAGCCGCCACAAGAAAATACTCTAATACCTACTATTAGGATTCATAAAACAGGGTATGGACTGCCGGAAGGTGAGGCCTGGGCTAATAAAATTAATACGTTACTTTATGACCCTGACTATCAAGAACTTATAGCAGTAATTGCTGCTAAAGAGATTGCTGCAGGACATAAAGTCTTAATCATTGCAGATCGTGTAGAGTTTTTACAAAAAGTAGGAGAACTAATTGGCTCAGAATGTGTGTGCATTGTTGGCGAAACAACCTTTGACCAACGAAACGAACTCAAAAGGCAAGTTGAAGATGGAGAAAAGAGCTGCATTGCTGGCTCCCGTCAAATCTTCTCAGAAGGAATCTCAGTTAATATTCTTAGCTGCGTTATACTCGCTGCGCCAATCGCCAACGATTCATTACTAGAACAAATTATTGGTCGTATTCAGCGTATGCATCCTAACAAACTAAACCCTTTAGTGATAGACATGAACTTTAGCAGTCCTAGTGATAAACGTCAAAACAAAATGCGTCTAGGATTTTATCAGCGTCAAGGATGGGAGGTTGAATGACAAAATATCCTAAGATTCAGGATAAGCTAGACTTAATAAGCAAGATATACAAGGAAATTAAAGAAATACAGAGTACTTGTATGCACGATGGACTTATTGGTGAGTATGGTGCTAATACTGGAAATTATTGTAGACAGGATGACTCATACTGGGTAGACTTTATGTGCCCAGAGTGTGGTAAGGAGTGGGCAGAAGATCAATTAGATGTAGGGTACTTGGTATCCAAAGAAGGTTTTAAATTTACAAAAGCTAAAAAATAATATGAAACAACCCAAATATTGTAAAGACTGTGTATGGTCAAAACCCGAGGAAAACTTTGAGTGGAATCTACGCTGTCATAACCATATAGTAAATGGCAGTGACTCTTGGGCGTTAGCTAGCTCAAAAATGAATGGCACTAACACTAGAGAAGAAAGAGAGCTAAAGTGGTATAGCTTTCCTGCTTGTGGTATGGCGGGAAAGCTTTGGGAAGTTAAGTAAGCATTGACTAATATACATCATTAATTTCTCACTTGATAACTTTTTACTTTCATGCTATAATAGATGTTCAAAAGGGGAAATTATTGCTATTTTTTAACATAAAAACCTTGGAGGAGCAAGCTAACGGCAACGTAATAAAATTATTCGCTCTACTTACTCACCACTACAACAAAAAGACTATCCCATCAAAGTGGGATAAGTTCCCTCCATCAAGAGTACCGCTGCACGGCCACTCTTACTTGCTTAACCCTAAACCTTTTTTAGATGATAAGCAAAACGATATATTGTATAAACTGCAATATCTAAAGCTCGCAGCTATGCGAGATTACTTACTATATAGACAGTATAAGTATAAAGCGCTACAAACCTCGTTCTACCCGGACTTGAATCATAGTGCAATTAGTCACAACCCGTTATTAAAAGTAACACCCACAGAAGTAACATTCCTCTATGAGGAAGCTCTAAATTAACTAGAAAGAAATAAAAATGGCTCTTACATTCAAAAACACAAAAGGCAAAGCACAAAAGTCTTCTCACGAATCTTATACCTACAAAGATGGTGAGAACACAGTTCGTATTATTGGAGGTATTCTTCCTCGTTATCTGTACTGGATTAAAGGTACTAATGACAAGCAAATTCCGCTAGAATGCCTTGCCTTTGATCGTGAAGAAGAAAAGTTCAACAACAAAGATGAAGACGTTGTTCAGCAATATTACCCTGATATTAAATGTTCTTGGTCCTACAGTTGTAACTGTATCGCTACAGTAGATGGTACTAAGAAAGTAGTAGTTCTTAATCTGAAAAAGAAACTCTGGGAACAGATTTGCTCCGCTGCAGGCGACCTAGGACTTGACCCTACTGATTACGATGAAGGCTTTGATATTGTGTTCAAGCGTGCAAAAACGGGACCGCTTGCCTTTAATGTTGAATATACGCTTAGCCAGCTTAAGCTGAAGAAACGTGCTCTTACTCCTGAAGAACGCGAACTAGCAGATGCTGCTATGTGTATTGATGAAAAAATGCCCCGTCCTACTACTCAGGATATTAAATCTCTGATTGAACGTATCAAGAAAGGCGCTTCAGAAGAAGAAGAAACTACTGAAGCCGGTATTGATAAAGAAGCAGTTAGCGACCTAGGCTAATAAACTTGCCGCTAAGAGGGTATCTTCTTAGCGGCTTTTTCTACTTATAAAAATGAAAATCTTATTCACAGCAGATATTCATATCAAGCTAAATCAGAAAGGCGTACCTGTTGAGTGGGCTAAAAACAGGTATAGGTTATTTATTGAGCAACTAGCGCAACAAACGGTAGAAGCGGATCTACTAGTTATTGGTGGTGACGTTTTCGATAAATTACCAAATATGGAAGAGCTAGAAGTTTATTATGAACTAGTGTCAAGCTGCTCACTTCCTACTATTATATACCCTGGAAATCACGAGTCAGTAAAAAAGAATACTACCTTTCTTACGTATTTAAAGAAGGTTACTAGTATTATTAACCCTTTAGTACAAGTCATTGACGATTACTACACTGACCCTAGTAATACCTTTGATATAATTCCGTACAATAAGCTAAAAGAATATAATCCAGCAGATGTAGACTTTCACGCAGATCTACTATTTACCCATGTCAGGGCCGAAATCCCTCCACACGTAAAAGCTGAAGTAGACCTTTCTATCTTTGATAGATGGCAAACCGTACTTGCGGGCGATTTACACAGTTATTCCAATTGCCAACGTAATATACTGTATCCAGGCTCACCAGTTACTACAAGTTTTCACCGTACAAATGTAGATACTGGAGTTATTTTGTTTGATACAGACACTCATACACATGAGTGGATAAAGCTAAATCTACCACAATTAATTCGTAAGACTATCAAAGCAGGCGACCCTATGGTAGCGACTGACTTCGATCATACAGTGTACGAGATTGAAGGAGATATGTCAGAGCTTGGTAATTTAGAAGATAATGAGCTTATAGACAAGAAGATCGTAAAACGCGATGTTGATACAGCCCTTATTTTAGATCCTAGCATGAGCATGCAGGAAGAAGTAGCAGAGTACCTACTGTACGTACTTAATCTAGACCAAGAAACAGTAGATACAGTTGTTAATCTACTAAATAACAATATGAGTAAACTGAATGATTAAGTTTAAATCTCTAAAATTCTCTAATATATTCTCATATGGTGAGAATAACTATATTGAATTTGATAACAATACGCTGACTCAGCTAGTCGGAAAGAATGGTAATGGTAAAAGCTCTATTGCCCTTATTTTAGAAGAAGGTCTGTTTAATACTAATTCTAAAAAGATTAAGAAAGCAGATGTACTAAATAGATACACTAAAGCTAAATCATACAACATTGAAGTAAGGTTTGAAAAAGATGGCGTACCTTATACTGTTTCTACCAATAGGTCTACTACCACTGGTACTGTTAAGCTTCTTAGTGGTACTAGCGATAT